CGCGTCCAAGTAACGTGAAGAGCGTGGCGAACAAGCCCCGGGATCCCAACAACGCAGGTCGAGGTGCCCAGCGCCCTTCCACCTCCCTAAGCCAGGTTACCACTTCGTAGTACGAGATATGTTTGATTGCCTTGGTGGGGACAAAGTTTTCACCAAGGGTTTTCATAGTATCTTTTCCTACAAAGCGGATAGCCTCGAATAGGGAGCCAAAAGGTGCACTGGACACTTCGGTTCCACGGTATATCCATCTCTTGGCAAATTCGTAAGTGTCTTGCGACACGTGCGTTTTTGCTTCTGAGAGAGATACACCTAGCTCAGAGATAATTGTACGGTACTCAAAGGCGACAGCATCGTTAGCGATAACGATGTCATCTCCCAAGAGTGCATAGCGGCTGAACGAGGCGGGGAAACCTGCGCGAACAGCAGCTAAACGTACAACAGCATGGTGGCAGATTGAAAATGTTGACCACGAGCTATACGCACCCATGGGTTGGCCAGCCCCGTACCTTACGGTATCGGTTCGGTTACCCCAGGAGATTGTGTAGTCGCGATCACATATCAGTCTGCGCCATGCGGCCGCCCATTCTTTTGAACCTAACAACTGCGCCAGCACGGCTTCCTGGATGGAAACAGGAAACCGGTCTGTAGCAGCGGTTAGATCCAAAGAGTGGTACGGCCCTCCCTTAGCTAGTGTGGCCCGAAACCCCCCTTGATTAAAGGTCATGTCAGAGCGAAGGCTTCTCAGGAACCGCATTTGCAGTTCATGAAGAGGCTTCAGCGCTGATTGTGTCCAATAGTCAAGGACGGCAACAATCCGTGTCTTGGCTTCCTTGTCCTTGACTAGAGATAACTTACCGCTACGACCTTTCGGTTTTAGCTTAAAGTATTCTAGCCAAGTAAGGGGGCTGAGAAGCTTGGAATTTTCAATCGATCGGATTAACTCACTTCCCCCAATGAGTCTCAGGTCGCAAATCTGAGCCTCATTAAGGAGGTGAGCATCCTCGATGGAACCTACAAGCGCTTGCGCGTTGGGGCCAGCCTTGGTTGTGACGTGACACTCCTCCCATTCGGGAAGAGGGAGCTTCCAACCCAACGACTTGACTACGCCCACAATGTCACTCTCTAAACTGAGAGATATCGACACCGCGGGGGTAATTACGGTCGAAAGGTCGGGGCTCTTCCAGCCAGGTAGAATTCGAGATACCCCCAAAAGGGATAGCCCGAGTCTTACACTGGATGGATCACGTTCACTAAAAAGTGGGTTGAGGGTTCCGCCTTTGGGTAGGCCCTCTTCCAACTTAATTCCAAGGCCTGGCGAGGTGTCAGAAAAGGGAGCCCCACAAAGGTAGCGTGTGTAACACAACCGGAGTTCTTTCACAAACCCGATAGTGTCCACCGTTCCCCGCGTGAGGGCCCTCTTCTGTACCTCACCAACCCATGCATGGACGAGCCAACTATGGTGATTAAGATTTAAAAGGTGGCCAGACAAGAAGGTTATTACCAACTTGAAAAGCGCCAATTTTGTCTTTATCATCATAATTTTAAGGTAACGGAGTCTCAGGATTATTTCCGAGGAACAAATCACCTGTAGGACCGAATGCCTAAGAACCGGCCCTCCTGTAGCTTCACAGCTATAGTAGGACGGTCTTCCGCAGACGGGAATGCAGTGTTCCTGCGTCGTTGGAGTACCGTCCTCCTCG